ATTGACCAATGGGCGCACGAAAGCGGAGAGATGTCCAGCATCAGCAAAGTCATGCCAAGCATTGACGGTGAACGTGTTGTCCAGCTAGGCCATCAAAGCAGACGGTTTACCAAAGAGCAAGCCATCAGCTTTACTGAATGGCTGTTGTATTGGGCCAACACTAACGGAGTCACCATTGATGATGTTTCCGAAACATAACTACGTTCGCAGCAAGAAATTATTGGAAGCGGCAAGGGAAATACCTTGTCAACATTGCCTAAGTGATGATGGAACAGTGGTTGCAGCCCACACTAATTGGGGTGGTGGTAAAGGTCGTGGGATTAAATCTGATGACAACCTGATAGCAAGTCTTTGTTTTCGTTGCCACAGCCAGCTAGATCAAGGGTCAAACATGACCAAATCTGAGCGTCAGCAAATGTGGGAAGACGCACACAGGTTAACAGTTGCATTGCTTTGGAAGCGTGGTCTATGGCCTAACGATGTGCCACTACCTAAGGGTTTCTCCTGATGTGCAATCGCTAGATTTTTCTGATAATAGAGCCATCAGCAACAAGACAGGACAAACATGAGCAATACAAACACAGGTGGGCCAGCGTTTCCCACTCCGCGTTACGAGCGCGGCGACAGAGAAGGCATGACCCTGCGCGACTACTTTGCAGCCAAGGCGATGCAGGCGTTCACAAGTACCGAGCAAGGCCAATATGGTGATCCTGATGCGATTGCATTTTGCTCATATCAACTGGCCGATGCCATGCTGAAAGCGAGAGAAGCATGAACTACGCAGCCATTGCAGCGGCTATGAGAGCCGAAATTGATGACAGCAAAAAGCTGTACATGCCCAACAGCCCCGGCGCATTTGTGCGTGACAGGTTGTTTAAAGACTGTTTGTGGGAAGAAGCCGCTTGGTTCTGGTCGCACTATTGCAGCCGTAGTTTTGGCGATCCCGGCTTGGACAATCTGTACGTACAGCTTGAAGAACTTGCAGCTAACGAAAAGATGCCCGATTGGGGCACAAAGGGAACATGATGACCACTAAAGACAAATTTTTCCTGATTGGCGGGGTTGTTGCCTCGGCCATCGTGTCCGTCACAGTGCTGTGGTGGGCGTGGTCTTTGATCGTTGCACTGTTGGAGGTGTTATGAGAGACGAAGCATTGAAACTGGCGCTGGAGGCGTTGGAAAAACATGGAGTAGCGCCAAAAGATTGGGCTTGTAAAGAGTGCGTACCGTTCAGCGATATTTTGAAAGATGGTTTTCAGTGCAAATATCACGAAGCCATCACCGCCTGTCAGCAAGCCTTAACAGCACAACCAGCACCTGTGCATCCTGTGGCGTGGCTGATTCCCGGATCAATTACGACTGATCCTGAATTGGCAAAGGCAAACGGCGATAAAGCGGTCGCTCTCGGAAAAATATCAACACAGCAGTGGAATCCTGAAGATCACTACAAAGACGGCTGGCGCGATGCATTGGAATCCGTAAAACGTGCCACCCCACCCGCAGCACCTGTACTAGAGGGCCGAGACTGGTCTTTGCTGGAAGCCACACAAGAGTCATTGCGTGAGCATATGGCAGAAATCAAGCGGTTGAAAGCAGCACAGCCAGCCGTGCCGCTGACGCCTGAGCAGATCATCGACATTCGGCGCAAAACAACTGCAAAAACTCACGGTGAATGGGCGGACACAAAAACATTTGCCAGAGCCATCGAAGCCGCACACGGCATCACAGAGAAAGGCCAACCATGAACAAGACAGATGAAGCGTTGAAGCTGGCGCTGGAGGCGTTGCTTGCTGCCACGCCAGTAAAAGCCAAAGACCCCCAAATGCAAGCCGTTGCAATCGTGGCCCTGCAAGAAGCCCTTGCCGCGCCTACGCCAGAGCCTTTTGGGTGGTGGTTTACACCCAACGGCGAATTTCTGCTACCGACTGAGGTTGAGGTGGATAACCCCCGCAATTACAAAACATACCGGGCCATGTTTATCGACACCCCACCCGCAGCACAGCCAGCACCTGTGCAGGAGCCTGTGGGTGAAGTATCAGGTCATGATTGGAGTACAGGGCTGCTTTACAGGGATTTAGAACCCGGCACTCATCTTTACACAGCCTCACACGCAATACCTGAACAAATGCCAGTGATACCTAAATGTTGGTCTTTAATCGCTGTTACTGGTTTTGATGAGTTGATGTATTGGATGCAAAGGTGTGAAGAAAAAGGCCACTTAGAAAATTGCCCTGACTTGATTGAGCCATACCAAGCATTTGATTATCAGCCTATTACCACCCCGCCCGCAGCACAGCGGCAATGGGTTGGGCTGACGCCTGACGAAGTTGAAGAGTGCGTGAAATACTGCCGAAGCGCGGATGGACTTGCCAGAGCCATCGAAGCCAAACTCAAGGAGAAGAACACATGAAAAAGCCTTGTGAATACTGTGGATGTGATTTACCGCTTGGCGTCGACAAAGACACAAGGAGAATCAGATCGAGGCATTTTGCAAGCTGTAAAGCTAGGCCAAGTCTTGAAGTGGAGTCGCCAGCACCTGTGCCTACCTCATGGATGGAGATGGTCACGGTCAACTTGCTGCGCGAGGGCGTCAATAAGCACAAGGCCCGTGAACTTGCGGAGCACTTCTACACCACCCTGCCCGCAGCACCTGCGCAGGAAGGTCGAGACTGGTCTTTGCTTGAAGCCACGCAAGAGTCGTTGGCGTGGCGTATTGAATATGAGGTACTGATTTCCCGCACAAACATCGGCTCAAGCCTTCGTAAATTCAAAGAGCATTGGGCTAAACACTCATTTGTTTCTGAAGACAAAAATGCAAAGATTGAAAGTGAGCACTGGCGGAACCGAGTTGAAAAGCCGCTTGTGCCGCTGACGGATGAACGGGTCGGTCGAACTGACCGCGAAATCGTTGACCAGACCGAGGAACTTGCAGGGCTTCTGATGCAAGCATTTCACCGGCGAGAGAAAGCCGATCCGCTGTCAACATTCCGAGGCACGCAAGACATCCGTGCACAGCACTGCTGGCAGATCGCCTGCAAGATTCAAGAAATGCTCACGGACACAGACCCAATGAATGCTGTTGCGGAGGTGGACGACGAAGCCGCTAGTTTTGCCGTTTACATCAGAGACTTCAAATGAGAAAAGTTTGCCGCAGAAAAGTTTATAAGTTGGTTGACTGCGTAGCTCACGCTATCGCTGGCGCAGGTATAACAACAGACGATTGCCTTAAGCAACTCAAAGACAAAGAGCTTGCCGCCATTGAAGCTATGCGTACAGGTAACGCTACTGTCTACACATGGCAACAACTGGTAGACATGAACAACATCTGTCAGGTTATGGCAAGACACGGCATTGGGCCAGAAGCACTAGTTGATTGCATGATGGCTGAGATTGAGCTTACACACGCTGCCAAGCGATTTGAGGCCACAGGTAGGATGCTACTGACAGGAACAGGTCTGAGAGCCATTAACGAAGTTTTAGAGTGGCATCACCTGCAAAGAACATCAATTAGCCGGTCAGAATACGAGCGCATGATTGCCAAAACACGCAACAAACTGCGCTCTCGCTCAAAAGACGTTACGGTTATACAATGACAGCAGGAGAGTTCACTATGAAATTTAGCATCAACGAAGCACCGTCCAATGTGATGGGAGAGTTTGCAATGTGTCTGCTTAACGGCGTTACAGCAGGGCATATCCACCACCTTGGCACTGACAGCTACTCACAGCACATGGCTTTGGGTGACTTCTATGTTGAGCTTGATAAACGCGCCGACAAATTCATTGAGGCATACCAAGGGAAAAAGTCGAAAATAATTTTCGCGGAAAAGGCACTTTTTCTGGGGGAAAATGGTCTGGAGCTTGTTGAATACATCTGTGACCAAATCGAAAGCTATCGCAAGATGCCCGGATTCCCACAAGAAAGCGAACTGCAAAACATCGTTGATGAACTGCTCGACTTGGCAGATTCCACCAAATACAAACTGAAGTTCCTAAAATAATGCCACTCGTTAAAAAACAATCCGGCTGGTATTGGGGTTCGCAAGGGCCATTTGATACAAAAGCAAAAGCACTGGCAGTTTCTCGCGCTGCTTACGCTTCTGGCTACAAAGCACAAAGCAAAGATGTGATTTCCTACAGAGTTGACGAAAGTTCGTGGAAAGCACCAACAAATCTGACCAAAAAATTTGAACAGGTTTAGAAAAGTTTTCCTTGGTGAGTGGCTTTTTGGAAAAAGCTTTTTTATGCCCTGTCAGTTAGGGCATTTTTTTTGCTTCCAAATTTTTTTTCCGAAATGCGTAGTTGGCCTTTAGACTTTTCTGGCCCTAGTATTACTGGATGGATATACAGTATTACAGGGTTTTTACTAATGTCTACCAAAAACCCATAGCCATCAAGTACTTAGCGCGGGTTGCTCAAGTTTTGCCTAAACTGCCCTGCCGCTATCGCCTGCCGTGCTGGATATCTTTAAACCCTGCCGCCACTAGCTGCCCGTCATATCCTGCCGCCTGCCTGCCGTAACCCTTGCACCTGCCCTAGATTCTTTGTTGCCTGCCGTTAGATCGCGCAAACTATACGGGGCAGTCCTGCCCGTGCTTTGCCTGCCTGCCTGCAATAGCCCATGAAACGCCCACAAAAAAGCCCTAAGGCATTGCATAGGCGAACCAATGCAACCCCCTAGGGCGTGTCGCTTTCACGGGTAAGCGGGAACCGTTGACGCAAGAAAAAAGCCCTAGGATGTTTCAGGCCGCAACCCGAAACCCCCTAGGGCTTATCACTTTCGCGGTGTAGTGGGAACCGTTAGACTTTTATAAAAGCCTCTGATCGTTGACAGTAGCGGCGCAAGACCTGAAAGCAAGCGAGATATTCCGCTTCGCTGGAGGGCTTTTTGCACTGCCTCATATAGGCGCGGGATGCGCTGGTGTGGCCTTCCTTTTCACTGTAGGCCGCTATCGTCTTGTCTCGCTCAATTTCATCAGGAAAAAACAGGACGGGGACAAGCTGCCCCCCTATGGTTTCAAGGCGAGTTTCAATTTTCATCGTGTCACCTTTGCAAAATTTGCCTTAAATTTGATTTCTGGATGTTTTGCAACGGCAGCGGCCACGGCATCGCGGCATGTTCTATGTGCGTTGGTTGCCCATGCAAAGCCCCATTTTTTCCCTTTGGGTAACGCTATGCCCCCCTCAAAAAATACGTAAATTTTCCGGGCATACACCGGGCCAAAATGCGCTGTTCCTACTATCGGGTTTTTCATGCTTCGCCCCTTTGAACCATAGAAACAGCGGCGGCGCGTGAAGCGGCGCGAACATAAGTGCAAACCGCCTGCCCTTCAAGCCACGCCCACACACCCCAAACGTTTGAAGGCATACCCCAATAAGCGCCTCCCTTGTCATAACCATCACCACCGCCCTGACGCCTTGCGTGTAACCGCTTAACGCCTTGCAAGTTCGCGGGGTTATCACCGTGCCTGCCCATAGAGGAACCGTAACGGTTTGAAACATCGGGAAAAGGGTTAAATTGTTTATTCATGCTTTGCCCCCTGACTGTTTTAAGTATTTGACAAGCATGAGGGAATAGACATGGAATTTTTCTAAGTTGTCCGCTTGTCTCATGAGCTTAACAATTCGTTGGTATTCGTTCATGCTTGCACCTCACCATAAGCTGATTCAATAGCGCGGCCCGAATGAGCGCAGACAAGCGGCTCACCCTCCCAATGAATAAAAACATCAACTGGTGTCCAATCGCTGCCTGTTCCACGCCTTATAAGGCGGTAATTTTCCCGCGCTGCCCTTGCGTCTATAACTTCCCCGTCTTTCATGAGCAAGGCGCAAGGATAGCCGCCGGGCCACGCGAACCCGTTAGAACGTATGAAAGCCTGCAAAGTGTCTTTTTTCATGGTTTACCTTTCAAGCGGTGATTTTTGTTGCGTCATATAAGCCAGCGGTGTAAGCAGACATAAGCGCCGCTAATTGGCGGGCGGTAATGTGACCACAATCAAAAACATCATTTACACCGCCTGATTCGTTAGCCATACGATGCAAGCAATAGCCGCCATAAGAGCCGCTGATGTGATAGCTGCCCACATTAGCCCGATACTTACCATCAACCATGCGGGAAGATTCAAGGGGAGAATTAGTCATGCGGTTAATAGTGGCCGCTTTTGCTTCGAGATGTGCGCGAGTGATTCGAGTAGTCATGATGTCTTGTCTTTCAGTTGGTTAAAGTAATTAAACTTTAGGGGCTAACAAATTTACAGCTTGCTCAACAAAATCAGCATCTCGCAATAGTCGCTTTGCCTTTTCGCGAAGTTCGTCTGCGTGTTCCTGTAAGCGATACGCTACGCTATTTCCGGGTTGAATCAATACGTCCATTGATCTAGTGGGCGTTTTGATGCAAGCATAGGCGTTAGCGCCAATGATGGTTGTTACAGATAGAGTGTTTTTCATGTCTTGTCTTTCGTGGGTTAGTAGGTCAGGATGTCAAAATAAGCAAGGGCAAAGCCTGCAAGGACAAGGCCCAAAGCTATCGCGGTAAGAACGTCAAAGATGGTTTCTTTCATGGTGTCGCCTTATTGGTTGCAAGTGTTAATGGCATGGGCCGGAAAGGGTGACGGGATCAAGTCACCAAAGCCGTTATCAGCGTAAGTCACCATAACGGTGCGCGTGATGTAAATAGAGGGGCGCTGAAAGCACCAAAAGCCCAAAAGTGTTTGCATGGTTTGCCTTTCGTTATCCCGGCGGGTTTGCCGTACCCTTTATTGTGTCGAGAAATCTGTGGATAAGTCACCCTAAAGAAAAAAAGTGGTTAGTACAAACCCTAATGTTTTGGTGCATAAACTGTGGATAATTTGTAACATTCTGTGGATAACGCAAAGCCTGCTGTTAGTAACATCTGTACCCCCTTTCCCTGGTAGCTAACCTATGCCCTCTATCCCCTTAGATCAATGCGCCCACTATCAATGCAAAGCTCCAAGCATTAAGGGGAGCGTCTATTGCATAGAACACGCACCTATACAAAAGACAAGCAAAACAAGGGAAGCATTTAACGCCCCCTATAAAAGCAAAGCATGGCAAGGGATAAGGGCGCGTCAGCTATCGGCTAACCCTCTATGCGCTGCCTGCCTGATTGACGGGCGCATAACGCAAGCAAACCACGTAGACCATGTATTCCCGTGGGCAGCTATCGGGGAACAGGCTTTCACCCGTAACTTGTTTCAAAATCTCTGCCCTGAATGCCATGGGCAGAAATCAGGGCTAGAGAAAAAAGGCGTTTTCCGCCATTACACCGACAAGGCGCGAGATCTCACGCTAGAGGATTACGCCTACACCATGATGCAAGCCTAGCGCCTGCCCTGCCTGCCTGATTCGCACAGTCAGCGCCTCATTATTAGTACTTTTGTTTGCAACAAGTCACGCTATAGGCCATGCGGCCTTCAAAATGTAATCCCCTAAGGCTACCGATACGCGGTTTTGAAACTAAAAATACCCAGTTTGGCGCAGGAG